GGGCGCCGGGCCGACGGGCTCACTACCCGCGGCCGACGCATCGTGGAGGAAGGGCTCAAGCGAGGCGAAGGACGGTACGCGATCGGGCGCCAGCTGCGCGAACAATTGCCCGGCATGTACCAGATCCGATCGGGTAATTACGCGGTGGTGTCAGCCTCGGTGGCGATGCAACGCGCCCGGAACTTCTCGCACGTGTCCGGCTACCGGGATGCCGGGTTCGAGTTCATGGAGGTTTCGAACCCCGTCGACGAGCGGACCACCGAAATCTGCCGGTTCATGGACGGACAGATCATCAACGTGAATCAGGCTTACGATCTATCGATGGACGCCTCGATGGTCGCAACTCCCGAGGACATTAAGAAGGTCAATCCCTTTATGCGGACGGTGAACGAGCGGGGCCGCCGGTACATCGAGACTGCGCGCGGTACCCGGATGGCAGAGATCACCCGATCCGGCATGGGGACGAGGGACGACGCCGGGCAACACCGACAGATGCTCTCCTCGAAGCAGTTCCCGCAGGTCGCCGCGGTCGGGCCGCCACCGTACCACCACCTTTGCAGATCGATCACCGTGCCGGTGTCCGGGTTGATGCAGGTTCCGCGGGGCACCATGCCGATCGCGTTGCCGATGCGTCCACCGACGCCACCGAAACCACCACCGGCCGCGCCGGGCAAGCCGGTCGCCGGTCTACCTCGAGCGGCGGTCGACCGGACCCTCATGGAGCCGGCGACGCCGAGGGCTCGCGGTGTGGTGCAGTTGAACCGGCCGATCGACTTCGTCCGCGAACCGACCCCGGGGCACCCGACCGCGATCGGCTGGGATCCAGACATGGCTCCACCGTTCCGAGACATGGGGGTCGTTCGCAACGTCCCGCTGAAAACACAGGTCCTCGACCGGGCGAAGTACGAGGTGCGGGTGGTGAACGAGGCGATCGCCAAAGCGCAGGAGGCCAACGGCGGGCGCGTGCTCTCTCCCAAGGCCCTCGGCGAAACGATTCAGGGTGTGGTCCGAGGGTACGCGGCACCGAAGGCGCCGACCGCCCGCTCGATCAAGGTCGCCCGCCAGAAAGGGCTGACCGGGCAGCTGGGCCGGCGCGAAGCTCAGCGTCGGTATAGCCGGGCCATGACGTCGCTATCGAGCAGGTTCCAGACCGAGGCCCTCAAGCGAGACTTCCCGACGATCGCCGTGCGCCCCGGCGCGGGGGAATACACCCCGGCTGCGATTTTCCTACCGGTCGGCGGTTCGGCTGCTCAGGAACGGATGCTGATCCGATTGATGACGCACCACCTTGACGGCATCGGTAGCAACGCCGACGCCGCGGCCGCCGTCCGCGAGGCGTTCAAGCTCACGGGCCAGCTGGGCCGGACGGACGACTACACGATCATCCGGGGGCGGTGGGGGGACGTGACCGCTGGCAAGGTGTACCACGACGACCCGACCCGGACCGACATCACCGCCACGGCACACGCGGCGACGGTGCCGGCCCTCGCAACGAAGCTCGCGCACCTCTGGGGAGCGAACCCTACTCACATCGGGTTCCTCTTGTCGTGGCTACGGGGGGCGTTCTTCTAATGGGAGCAATCTACATCGAGCGCGACGGAATCTCGCTCGCCAAGATGCTATGGAACGGCGGTCGGTACAGCGGGAGCGGCCGGGTGATTGCGATCGACGGACACCGGGCCGAGGCGAAGCAAATCCGCGACGCAATCTCAGCACGTGATGATCTGCGGCGCGTGCGGTTCGACACACCGCGGGGAGATACTCCTGGGTGGAGGGGGTTCGACGGAAATCTCAACGCTCTGATCTATGTGGTGCCGACGCTCGGCTTCGAGATTGGGCTTGTGGAATGGCCGCCGGACCGGCTAAAGTAGGGAGGAGAACATGCCGAATATCATAATCAAAGACCGCCCGGTCGACGACGTTTTAGAGGACCTGGGACTTGACACCGACCAGCGTCGCCGTGCTACAGAGATGATCAGAGATTTGGTGGAGGAGTCTTTTGGTGAACGGCGCGATGCGTACCCGCGGACCGAAGTATTGCACCGGATCAGAATCTTGGTCCGGTGGTTCTGCGTCATGTACGCGGACCTTGAATACACGATCGAACGGTGTCGCAACTCCCTACCATCGGCGCTCGCTTGCGAGCTTGCAGGAATGCAGTACGTCCCGGCCGAGCACGTAGCCGGCCAGGGGTACAAGAAACACAAACGAGGAGCAATTCCATGGACACGGCTTTGAGGATCACGGAGCTAAGCAAGCGAGTGCTGGACGGCGAGGCCAACGACGACGAACGCGCCGAGCTGGACGGACTCCTGAAGGACGCGGGCAACCGCCCCGCCACCGTCGAGCGCACCATGCCCCTGCGCGACTTCATGAAGTTCGCCGCGGCCGAGGCCGCCGCGCTCGAAGCGAAGCCGGACGCGCACCGCGCCGCCCTGCTGAAAGCCGCCACCGCGAAGGCCGCCGGCGTCGAGTCGCTCGACGACGAGGTCACGGTCGAGGTGGTGAAGGAACCCGACACCGCCGACACGATCGCCAACCTGCTCTCCGCGATCGAGGACCTCGGCAAGAAGGTCGACGCGATCACGGCCCCGGCCGACGACGCGCCGACCGCCGACGACCTCGCGGCCGCCGTGGCGAAGGCCGAGGACGGGATGCTCGCGGTTCAGCTGGCGTCCGAGGTTCTCGCCGCCTACGCCGACCGACTGCTCTCTCTCAAGGGGATGCTCGACGGCGGGTCCGAGATCGATCCCGACGACGTCCGCAAGACCTTCGACTCGATGTGGGACGTCCGCAACGCGGTCGACTTGGCGATCGCCGCCATGGGCAAGCGCGACGACGCGCCCGACGCCGAGGCTCTGAAGAGAGCCGGCGCCCTGATCGTCAAGTCCGACGACGCCGACACCGGTGACGAGGGCGAGGGCGAGGGGGACGACGCCGCCGACGCCGGCGACGACGCTGGCGACGACACCGGCAACGACGACGGCGCCGGGCCGGACGACACCGGCGAGGGCGAGCCCGCCGCGGGCGACGACGCGGACGACGCGGTCGAGAAGCACGCCGAGCACCCGACCGATTACGCCGAGTTCGCAAAGCGACTCGAAGCCGAGGCCGCCGAGGGCGGGGACGCCGAGTAGTTGAAGCTGCTCCGGGGAATAGGCGCAGACTCCCGCGCCGTTGTATTCCTGGCCGACGCCGACTCTCCTCTGAGCAAGCAGCTCGAGGCGTGGGCCGGCGACCCGGTCGGCGCACCGTCGCCGGGGACCATCGCCCGGGAGATCGCCGACGTCCGCCTCGCGTTCGACCCGATCGACGACGGCGCCGAACTGCTACTCCAACAGGACCCGACCCCACCCGAGCCCGCCGACGTACCCGAATCGGTACGGCTGTTCAACAAGGCTCTGATCGAGCGCAAGCCTCGACACTTCATCATGAAGTCCGAGGACGGCGACGACGACGATCAAGGTCTATCGACCATGATCGTTATGGAGCCGAACGACGGCGCCGACGGTGCCGACCTGAACCCCGACACGCAGGGCGACGTGTTCTCGAAGCAAGATGTCGAGGATGCTTGCTACTACTGGTTGGAGAACGGCGGGCAGGTCGATTTCATGCACAACTTCGAGCCGCTCGAAAGGAACGTGGTCAAGGTCGCGGCGTCCGACGTGACGCGCGGCCCGGTCACTCTGGGCGAGGGCGAGGAGGCTTACGAGTGTGCGGTCGGTACGTGGCTGGTAACCCTCCGGTGGGACACCGATTCGGTCTACTGGAAAGGGTTGAAGGAGGGGGCGTTCAAGGCGGTGAGCCCGGGCGGGCTGGCGCAACGGGTCCCGCTCGAGGAAGGCGCGGCCGATGGATCCTGAGATCCGCAAAACCGACGACGACGCCCCGACCCGGCTGGTCAACATCCGGCCATTGATGCTGAGCCTCGTAGACTACGGGGCGAATTGGGGAGGACAGAATCACTTCCCGGTGCTGAAGGCCGCCGACCTGAGCAAGCGGGTGCCGGGTCCCGACGCCGGCGACGACGAAAGGCTCGCGGCTCAGGCGTCCCGTGCGGGGCAATACGGAATCGAGCAGCTGGCCGACGGCGGCAACCTCTCGTACCCGGACGACGGACCGACGGCCGAGGCACTCTACGCCGACCCGGTCAACCTGCTATTCCCGATCGGCAAGTCCGACGACGAACCCGACACCGACGCGATCACCGCGGCCCTCGGGAGCCGGGGCACCGTCGCCGACCTGTACGAGAAGGACGCGAGCAAAACGAAGGTGCTCGACCGGATCGTCCGGGCCGCGCTTGCGAAGGGGATCGACATCGGCGAGGCCGACCCGGTCGACGCCCTGCTACCCGGTGATCTGAGGGACCGGCTGGCGAAGGCGGTGGGCGACATCACGATCACCAAGCCGAAGGTCGACCGGGCACCGCCCGCCGACGCCGCCGGCGAGATGGTGACGCAGTCCGTGGTAATGCCGAAGGATTCCTTCACGTTGGAAGAGGCTCGCGCCTGGGTCGGAGGACACGACGGCGTCGGGGACTACGGGCACGAAGAAACCGATTCGAGCTTTCGTTTCCGTCAATACGATCCCGAGCATTTCGAGGCCGGGTCGTTCAAGAATCTCAAGCTGGACAACGGCGTGACGCTGGTCCGGGGCAAGGTGAAGGACGGCGGCACCGATACCGACACCGACGCCGACACCGACACGGACGCGAAGAAGATCGCCGACGAGCTTGCCCGGTTGCATGTCCGAGCGGAGCTAGCCGAGCTTGCTGCCCGGGCCGACGCGGTTCTATCCACGCTGAGCAAGCGTGAGCCGCCAGCCTGTCCACGTCCGGCACCTGACGCGACACCTGACCCGTGCGATCAGAACCCCGCCCCAGAGGGGGCGCTGGACGCCTTGGAGAAGAAACACCTTGCGGCCGAGGAAGAGTCCCGTAGACTCCGGGCCGAGCTTCGGAAGGCGCGGGCGGAATCCGCTCGCAGGAATACCCAGATCGACACGCCGACCGGGATGACCCCGAGCGGTGCGGGCGGACAAACGGCCAACGCTGCCTATCCGCTGGATTACAATCCGTAAAAGGAGGAGAAGATGCCCCTCGGTAACGACGAAATCATGGCGAAAGCGGAGATGCAGCTGAGTGACCTCCGCACCAACGGCGGCGAGTTGGCCCCGCACAAGTTCGACGAGTTCATCGCCCGGGCCACGGTCGCAACCCCGTTGCTCTCTCTGGCGCGGACCACCTCGCAGCAGTCCACCGTGGACGTGATCCCGAAGCTCCGCTTCACGGGTCGCGTGGCGCACCGGGCGACCGACGGCGTGGCCCTCTCTGAGGCGCAGCGCACGGCTCCGATCACGTCCGAAGTCGAGATCGAAACGACCGAGTTCGTGGCCGAGCTTCCGCTGACCGACTCGATCCTCGAGGACAACGTGATGCGCGGCAACCTGCTCAACCTCGTCGAGCAGGAAATGCCGAAGCGGATCGGCCGCGACACGCAGGAGAACATGATCCTCGGCGACACCGGCTCGGCCGACTACGACCTCGCCGGGTTCGACGGGATGCGCGCACTGGCGACGACCAACAACGTCGACGCCTCGGGGACCAAGCTCTCCCTCGCGCACATCGCATCCTCGCGGTTGGCGATGCCGGAGGAGTTCCGGTCGGACCTGACCATGCTCAGGCTGCTCATGGCCGACAACGTCGAGGTGCGCTACCGGCAAGACCTCGCCGCTCGCATGGGTGCTCTCGGTGACGCGATCCTCCAGGGGAACGACCCGATCAAGCAGCTGTCGATCGCGTTCGAGGTGATCACCGAGTGGCCGATCACCCTGACCCCGGGCAACTACTCCGATGCGTTGCTGCTCGACCCCAAGAACTTCATCATTTCGTACTGGCGGAAGATCACGATGGAGTCCGAGCGGTCGGCACGCGCCCGCAAGACCACCCTCATCTGGTCGTACCGGGTCGGATGCAACTACGAGGAGGAAGAGGCCGTGGTCACGATCGACAACCTGCTCGTCAGCTAGTCGATCGACCAACGGTAGGACCGCCACGGGGGGCACCGCCCCCCGCGGCCTGAACGACACGACGAACCCGGGGCAACCGGGAAGAACAGGAGTGAGCAAATGACTCTCGGAACCATCACCGTGAACACCCGCGGCGGCGACGACCCCGCGGCACCGATCCGCCAGGACGCGATGTCGATCCAAGGCGACGACTCGTACCCGACGGGCGGCACGCCCGCGGCCGAGATCACGCCGTTGCTCGAGGCTCAGCTGGGCGTCGACCCGACGATCCTCGACATTTCCGGCATGGACACCACCGGGCGCTACGCGCTCGACTGGGACTCCGGCAATCAGGCGTTGAAGGTGATCGACCTGAACCCGACGCCGCCGGCCGAGGTGAGCCCGGGCGACATCAGCTCGCTGGAATTCAACGCGCTTGTCGTGAGCAAGTAGGGGCACCGCCGGGCGCGATCCTGGGGCTGATCCGTCGCCGCCCCTCAAGATGCCGGGCGACGGTGAAGCCCCTTCTTCACTGAGGGGCTGAAGAAAGGAACGACCGATGATCCATGCAGTACGAATGATTCCACACAACCCGACCGCCGGTTACAGACGCCGACGGTACGTCTCGCCGAGCGGACAGCTGTTCGAGGCCGGCGAGGCTGCACCGGGCCGCGTTCCGACGCCGTCGCCGGTGTACCGGGTGACGGCCGCCGAGGCGAAGCGGCTGACCGAACGGCACCCCGACGACCCGGGGATCTTCCGGGTGGCGCAACCTCGCAACCATCACCTCCCGGTGTTCGAGCTAATCGAATTCAAGACCGAGGAGGAGTTCGCCGCGTTCCTGCAAACGGACATGGAGCGGCGGGCGCACAAGGGCTTGCCCGCGGTCAAGGCTGCGGTGAAGGAACCCGCGAAGGGGATGTCGGTCGAGGGGCCGCCGTCCGCACCACGGGGGGGCGAGGCCCTCGCGGAGTTGGGGGCCGAGAACGCGGCGCTACAAACCCGGCTCGCTGAGTCGGAGGCGGCGCGCGAACAGCAGGCGAACGTGATCGCCCGGCTCGAAGCAAGGCTCGACGATGTCGAGTCTGAGCTACGCGACACCCGGACAAAGGCACCGCCGTCCGAGGCGGGCCCGTCCGGGTCGGTGGCCGACCTCGTCGACCCCGACGGCGGCGGTGAGGATGACGGCGGGGAGGACGGCGAGGAGGACGGCACTGGCAGCGACGAGGAACCGACAACGGAACCCGCCGCACCCGAGGACCCGCCCCCGTCGAAGCAGGGCAAGAAACCGCGAAGGGCGGCCAAGAAGAAGGCGGGCAAGAAGAAGCCCGCCGCCAAGAAAAAGCGCGGCGGCCGCAAGGCTACTGACAAAAAGAAATAGGACGGGGCCGGGGGCGTGATCGAACACTGAACCGACGGCCCCCGGACCGATGGAGGTTACCATGGGGCAGAGGTTCAACGACTCGGCCGACGTCGACGACAGGCGGATCGCCGATCTCGCATTCCGCGCCACCGGCGGGGCACCCGCAGTACCACCGACAACAGAGGACCAAGGCGGCGATTGTCGCCGCTACGCTCAGGTCACTTTCTGGATCACGAACGACGACGCGACGAAGGCCGGGTTGTGCGACGTGACGCCGTGGCTGAGGATCCCGGTCGAGGAGGATCCTCTCGGCGGCGCGCTCACCTACTTCTGGCTCCCGCTGGACATGGTGCAAATCGACATGACCGCGATCGGTTCGGACCGGCGCATCGACATCAACTGCGAGATGGGGGATCGGTTGTTCGTGCAGCTGGACCCCGCGGCGGCAGGGCTGGCGTGGGTCCGTGCTGACGGGTTCGTCCGGCACGAACGGGCCGAGGCTCAGGTCGTTTCGTCGTAGGCCGCGGTGCACGGGGCAGATGAACGACCATGAAGCGACGCAACGCCCTCTCGGGTGCCCGCGCAGAATACCTGTTTGCACCACGGGTGGTCGACGTCGCTTGCCTCATTTCGGACGCGGTCGGCGATTGCATGTGCATCCGGGGCGATCGCATCGGCGACCGGTGGCGAGTCACAGAGGCGGACCCGTTCGACGAGGCGAAGATGCCGGCCGTCGGGATCCTTCTCTCGAAGCTCACACCGACCACCGGCGAGATGCAGATCCTGGGGCCGTGCGACTTGTTCACCGGGTTGGATTGGGCGAGCCCGGGCTACTTCGTCGGCGCGTCTGGTATCACGGACACCGCCCCGGCTCCGGCCCCGGGCGGTTGGGTTTTGGTGCAGCACATCGGCAAGCCGGTCGCCGATGATCTGCTGTTGTTGACCGGCGAAAACATTCTAGTGAAGCGGAGGGGTTAATGGCACGCGACACGGGAAAGAAAAAGACGGCAGGGAAGAAGAAGCCAGCAAAAAAACGACCGGCCCGCAAGCCGGCGACGACGCCGGAGCCGGAGCAGACTCTGGCCCTCACCGGCGACGAGCTTAACGCGCTGAACTTGCACGAAGCCCGCGCCCGGATGCAGGCGACGGTGCTGACGAATCTGACCCTGCGACAAGAGATTTTGAACCGCGATTACAAAGAGCAGAAAGCGGGGCTGGACGCCAAGCAGCGGGCGACCAAGCTAAGCCTCGCCGAAGCGCAGAACAACTATAACGAAACGGTGGCGGCGATCGAAATCCGTCTCGGGATCAAGCTAGCCGACCACCGACTAGAGGACGACGGGACGCTAGTTTTCCAACCCGTCGACTAACAGCACAGGAGGCCCCAGAATGACCGAGCGACGTGTAGTCTACATGGACGACAACTACCACTATCCCGAGGAACAGGATCTAACCAGCGACACCTTCACGTTGTTCGGTCTGACTATCGGGGCCGGCAACCTCGACGTTAACGGCAACCGCATCACGCAGGTGCCGGACGTGCCGTCCGACGGGCAGGACGCGGTCAATCAGAACTACGTCGACTCGGTCGCCACCGGGTTGCAGTGGCGCGAGCCGGTGACCGTGCACAACCTGATCGGCAACGCCACCGTGGCGACGCTGAACGGGCTCGGTGCGAGCGCGGGGGCCGCCTACGTCGTGACCGACGCCGGCACGCTGACCCGCGGGTCGGTGGCCGTCGCCGCCGGAGACTTGGTGCAGGACGACGGATCGAACTGGGTTCTCGTCGTGACCAACTCCGGCGGGTTCGTCCCGTCCGGCACGCGGGCAACGCTGTCCACCTCCACGGCTCTGATCTCTCCGTACACCGACGGATCCGACGACGGCAAGATCGTCGACTTCGACGGGGCGAGCAACACCGGCTCGGACACGTCCGAGGCCACCGACGGATCGGCCTTCATCGTGAACGGTGACGGGGGCTACTACGAGAATAACGGTTACGTTTTCGACGGCACCGTCCCTACCGGCACGTGGATCCAGTTCACCGGCGCCGGACAGATCAACGCCGGGGCCGGACTCACCAAGGACGGCAACACGATCGACGTCGGCAACGGCGACGGGATCAAGGTCAACGCCGACTCCATCGAGGTCGAGTTGTCGTCCTCGAACCCCGGCCTCGAATTGGTCGGGACGTCGCCGAACAAGACGCTCCAAGCTCTCGCCGGTGGCGCGAACGGAATCGTGATCGGGGCGACCGGCATCGAGGTGGAGATCGACGACAGCCCGGACACCCTCGACGTCGACGCCGACGGCCTAAAGGTGGTCGGCCTGCCGTCGCTGTTCAAGGTGAACGACGTCGCCGTCGGCGCCACCGTCACCGCGGCGAATCTCGACGACCTGACCGACGGGTCCAACGCCGACGCGCTGCACACGCACGCCGGGTCCGCGGCGACCGAAGCTCCGAAGGTCGAGGACACGCACACGTGCAACACGGCTGTCACCACCGGCCGCGCGGTGTGCTGGTCGTCCACCGCCGAGGAGATCGAGCACGCCGACAACGGTGCGGACCTCACCGCTCAGGCGATCGGTGTGGCGCGTGTTGGGGCCGGCGCCGGGTCCGACGCCGAGGTGGTCAAGCACGGAATCTGCGACGGGCTCTCTGGGTTGACGGTGCAGACCGCGTACTACCTCGGAGGATCGGGGCAGCTGGTCGTCGCCGGCTCGATCCCGCGACCGGGGCGCGTGGTCCGCATGGGATACGCTCCCGCTGCGACCAAGCTCGACGTGCAGATCATGGACTTCGGTCGACGGGCTGCCTAGCAGCTGAAAGGGGTTAGACTTGGCACGGGATCGCGTTCGACCGCTGAAGCTCGAGGATCCCGCCACCGGCGGGACGCAGCTCGACCCGTTCCCGTCCGAGGCTGACCCTACCGAGGACTACCTCGACACCCGCGGCGTCACGCTCCAAGAGGGCGGCTCGGACGACGAGCAGGTCTACATCGAGCGCGACGCCAGCGGGAACATGGTGTTCGAGGATCCGATCGTCGGCGCACCGTACACGCTCGCCAACCTGCTAGCCGGCGCTGGCGGCCTGACCGAGAACGCGCACAAGGTGCTGCGCCAGCTGATTCACTTCATCGACGACGGCCCGGCCGAGGGGTTCACTACCGGCGCGTTCCGTGAAACGTCGGGCGGGATCTTCCCGACAGCGATCATCTGGTACGAGGACGCGACCAAGGCGAAAAAGATAGTGGAGCGTTCGCTGACGTGGACCGGGATCCTCGTCACGACTGACGAGTGGAAGGTCTACGACACCGACGGCTCGACGGTGCTTGCGACGGTGACGGATACGATTTCTTACACCGGGATTTTCGAAACGAGCAGAACGAGGGCGATCGCATGACACTGTCACCGGCTGCTATTCTGTACGATGCCGACGGCCACGCGGTCGGGGTGGTGCAGGACGACACGCTCTACCGCCTTCAAGCTGACGCCAAGATCGCGGTAAAACAGACGTCCGGCGATCTGGCCCACCTGACCGTCCTCGACGATACGGGGGCGGCGAAAACTACGATCTACACCGCGGCCGGAGACTTGGTTAATTTTCCGGTTGCCCCCGGCGATGCGAGCGGGCTCGTTAGAGAGTTCTTGCGTCAGTCCGGGTCCGTGCCGGACACGGCTGATCTGAGGGTGGACGGAAGCTCCTCACCGGTCGATTTCGTGCTGGCAGCTGACCCCGCGGACGACATCGTGATCAACGAAATTTCTGTGGTGATGGTCGCCAACTCAATCACGTCGGGGGCAGAGAAATTCGCGGGGTTGTCCGCCCTGACCAACGGGTTGAACGTGTATTTCTACGACGGGTCAAGTGAGGTGTTCCTCGGCGGACTACACCAGAATGAGGATTTCATGCACTTCTCCTCGCCCGGTGGCTATGGGTTCTGGGCACTTAGCAAGGATCAGGTGCTCGCTTCGCAGTACGTGAACGGGGCGGTCGTGCTCGCCGGTGGGACGTCGGAGGAATTGCGGTTACGGGTCGCCGATGATCTGGGCAGCGGGATCGACTATCTTAAGTGCAGGATCAAGGCAGTGAAGCGAGGATAAAATGCCAACACGTGTAGAGGGGAACATCGATCTTGCCGTTGCGATTTCCACCGGTCGCGTCACAATGGCGGGGTTGCTAACGGTCGACGTCGGCGGGTTCGGCTACAACCTCGGCGGTGTCTATAAGGAATTCGTTGGCGCCGCCGGTCAGGCCGTGACGCCGTCCGAGGTCAACTACGTTTACGTCGACGACGCTAACGAGCTGCAAGCCAATACGACCGGCTACCCTGCGGGAGAGCACATCCGGCTCGCTCGAGTGGTGGCTGACGCGAGCGTCATCACCGCGATCGTCGACGACCGCGCGTTCTTGAGTTGCACCGCCGAGGACGGTTCGGCCGACATCTACAAGCTCGACCCGTACCAAGTGACCGACGACTACGCGCCGACCTACGCTCAGCTGATGTCGAACGGCCCGGTGATCATCGTCGACTCGACGGCGGGCGACGTGACCGTGACGCTCCCCGCGGCGGACACGGCGCCGGCCGATAGCAAGATTCACCGAGCCTGGGTCCACCACCTCGGGGGTGGGAACTTGTGTCAGGTCGAGGTCGCCGGTTCAGAAAACTTCTTCGACGGGCTGGTGGAGCTTCATCTGCCGGTCGGCAAAACGGCGCAGCTTGGCGTGATGAACATGGGGGACGACGCGCCGGGGTGGCTGAGAATCAGCGACATCGATACGGTGTGCGCGGCGCGCCGTCAGGCGACGTGGGCCGCGGCTAACTTTTCGTCGTGGACCTCGATCCCGTTCGACCAACAGACGGCTGAGGACAACCCGCACGTAATCGAGTGGGCGCCGGGACAACCGACCCGGATCACGGCGAAGCTCACCGCACGATACTGGGTTCAATACGTGTGTTCACTGGACAGCACCGGAGGCGGCGGGGCGTGGTCGATTCTATCCCGAATCCTGCTCAACGGATCCGACATCCCGCAACCCGGCAAGCTGAGGAGCGGAAACTACTCGAACGAGGACGCTAGCATCTCGCACCCCGGGTTCCCGTTGGACCTCAACGCCGGCGATTACATCGAGCTTCAGCTAAACCACAACGGGCTCGTCGGCAACATGAACAGCGCGCTTTTGTCGGTGCGGATCGAGGTGTAGCATGGCGGAATATCTGAAGGAAAACCTGAGCGGCGAACTGGACCTCGCCAAGTTCGAGCACGACATCGCCGCGGCAGGGTTCGGCGCGACCATGACCGACCATAGCTACGACCCCGTCGAGCACTGGATCAGGACGTCGTGGTCAGGCGACCTCACCGCCGGAGAGCAGACGCAGCTTGACGGGTTGATCGACGGGGCGATCGACCTGCCGGTCAAGTTCGAGCGGGACGCCGGTTCGGAATACTTCGAGCTAACGATCCGGCAGGGGCGGCGATGGCATCGGCATCGCCAGCGGGTCCGGTTTCACTCGCCGTTCAGCGGTGTGCCGACGGTAGCAATCGGCGCGCATTCCTTCGACGGCGCCGCCGACCTCTCGATCCGGGCAATTACGCCGACGTCGTTCGATTTCGTAATCCAAGCCCGCGGCCGCAACGGCGGTTTGTCCGTGGTATCCTTCGATTGGGAGGCAACATATGTCTAAGCAACTCAGCGATCTGCCGGCCGAGGCCGACAGCTGGGAATCGATCCCGACGCACGAATTCACCGACCCGGACACGTGGCAACGCAAGCCGGAGGGGGGCTGGGTCGATCCGCCGAACGACTACGATAGCACGTTCGAGCTTGAGCCTCCCGAGGGGAAAGCCTACGCGATCCATTCGGTGCGGATCAGGTACAGCGCGCACGCAAAACTCCACGCCGCGTTGATCGTGGAGTATTGGGCCGGCGAGTTGAAGGTGGGCGAGACGGTCTACGCAAGCAAGGCTGACTTCATCGACCGGTGTCCCGATTTCGAGGTGCTCGACGTCACCGGCAACGGCGACTACACCTCGCCGATCTGGGCGCACTCCTACGAGTTCCAAGAGCCCCTCGTCCTGTGGTCGACGCCGGGCCCCGGCCGGCTCACCAAGATGGTGCTTAAGATCGAGGACCACCAACCCTTCAAGCAGGAAGGCGGGGCCGACGCCGAGGCGGTCAAGGTCCGCTACCCGGACATCGCGGTTTATACGGAGCCGAGCTAGTGATCGACGATCCGAAAGTCCTGATCTGCCTGTCCGCCTCCGATGCGTGGTACGGGCGGATCATCCGGTGGGCCTCGCGGTCGAGGGTCAATCACACCTTCTTGCTCTACCGGTCCGACGTGTGGGGTTGGTTCGCTGTCGAGATCAACGAGAACGGCGTGCAATTGATCCCGCCCTCCCGGCTGACCCGGGTCGATTACCTCGAGTGTTGGAGGTGCGACGAGGACCTCCTCCACGGGCTCGCTGGCATGCGCCGATGGATTGGGGCGGGCTACGATTGGCGGGGACTCTTGAGCGGTCTGGTGCGTCTGGTGGTGCGTCGACTGTTCGGCATGTCGATCGACGGCGCGTCACACTCTGCCAAGCGGCTGTTCTGCTCTGAGGCAGCTGCGGTGGTCCTCCGTAACGCCGCGGCGCCGGGGTCCGATAGCATCGACCCGCCGAACACTTCACCCGGCGACCTACGCCGGCTGTTCCGGGCGCACCCGGCCTACCACAAGGTCAGCTGCCCGGTCACCCGATACGGGGGCTGAGTCGTGAGCCTGAGCGTCGCATACGGGGCCGGGGTCGTCGACCAATTCCCGGCCTACGAAACCGACGGATACACCAAGCGGTCGGGGCTGACAGTCGGTGGCGGCGACCTCTCCGTGACGGTGTGGCACGACGGCGTCGAGCAATCCGGGTACCCGGTGACGATCACCGAGGACGGGACGTCAGGCGAGTACGCGGTGACCTACACCCCGAGCGACGTGGGGCTTTGGTTGGTCGAGGTTCTGATCGATTTCAGCAAGGACGTGTGGGCCGGTGAGCACGTCGTCCGCCGGACCTTCACCAAGGTCGACGCCTCGCTCTCTGACAACGCCACGAACTGTCGGTTCGCGGTCTGGTTCGAGGACGAGGGCCAACCGCGGACCGACCTCGATCAGGTGGCGGCGAAAGTCTACGAACCGGACGGCACCGAGAAGAAGGACCTCGGGATCAAGCTCGCCGCGGCGATGTCGCCGCAGGGTGTGTTCGAGTTCGTCGAGCCTAGCGGGGACTTCGATCCACACGTGCCCTATATGCTCGAGGTGGTGGCGACCAAGGGATCTTTCACGTGGACCTCGCAAACCGGATTCGTGAAGGTGCCCGATGCTTAACGCCCGCCGGCTCAGAGTGATCGGTGGCGGGCTGGCGAACCGGGTCCGGGCGGTCACGTTCTGGCGTGTGCCGCTCGGCTTCGGCGCGCAACTGGAAGGACTGCCCCCGGTGATGACCCGGGTCCGCGACTTGATCCCGGCGGTACGGCATGCAATCGAGCCGAGGCCGCGGGTTCAGAGGTTGCGGGCGGACCTCGCGGCGGCGATGAGAGCTGCGTCCTGTCCTGCGCCGCAGCTGGCCTCTGCTTCTGCCCGGCTACGCCCGGCGGTGGTGTCGGTCGGATCGGCGGTGGTCCGTATGCAGTCCGCGTCGGCGCCCGCTGAACCCGAGCCCACGTCCGCGAAGCAGCTGCGCCCCAAAGCTTCGAGCGCAGCTGTGGTAGGATCGGTCGAGATGCAGAGCGGCAAGGCGCCGCGACCGAAGGCGCCGCGGCGGCCGGTGCCCCTGCGGCCCCGCATGACAAAGGTGAGGTGACCCGATGGCGACCGTAATCAAGCTCCGGTGGGAAGTCCCAGAGCTAGAAAACATGCTGACTCTCTACAACACGCAGAAGGTGTACCGGTCCACCACCGGGCCCGGCGGGGCGTGGACGGAGATCACGACGCCGGCGACGCGGATCCCTCTCGTCGAGGGGCAGGAGAGCTACCTATACGACGACACCGCGGGCGACCTGACCTATTGGTACTGCGTTGCGTTGTTCAACACCGACACCCTCGCCGAAGGGGAGAAGGCAGAGCCGATCCAAGGCGAGGCGGTGGTGACCCCGCTCAGGCTGGCGTGGGAGGTCGAGAACCTCACCACGATCTACGACGCCGGGTACACCGAACAACGCATCGAGCGCAGCACCGACAACGGCACAAGCTGGACGGAGATCAGCCGGTCGACCACGCGGATCCCGTTGGTGACCGAGGTCGAGCGGTACGTGTACGCTGACCCCCGCGGACATCGCTCGTACCTGTACCGGGTCCAGTTCTACGACGCCGACGGGAACGACAACGGCTCGCCGCAGACCATCGCAGAGATCGACCTCGACGGCTACTGCTCTCTCGGTGAGATCCGGGCCGAGGGGTTGACGCCGGACGACGCGGACAGCGACGCAGTCGAGCGCGCGATCACCGCGGCGAACGCCTATATCGATCGGTACACTCGCAGGTACTTCACGCCGCGGTTCGCTCGGAAACGGTTCGACGGTGTCGGCCGGGGCGACATGCTGCTCCTCGGCGACGTGCCCCTCATCGCTCTGATCGGAGTGTACGTCGACGGAACCGAGGTCCCGCGGACTTCGCTGGTGGTCTACAACCGCCACCTTCGCGCCGAGCAGATCGACGACCGGGCGTCACCGAAGATCATGATTTCGGACGACATCCTCTATGACGACGAAGGAGAGCGGCGGGTCACGTGGAGCTACTTCGAAAAGGGGACACAGAATATCGAGGTGGTGGGGATCTGGGGCTACACCGAGCTACCGCCGGGCGCCGTCGCCGGCGACACCGACACCGACTCGCAGACCCCGATCGAGTACGGTGAGACGCCGGACCTGATCCGGTGGGCCGCTCGCAAGTTGGTGGTCGACCGTGCGGCCGGCATGGCGTCCGCCGAGGCAGAGGAGGCGGTGGCGTCGTCCCGGTTGAAACGGCTCAAGACCAGGGACCAAGAGGTCGAGTATTTCGAGTCGGGATCGGCCACCGCGGCGGGCGGGTCGTTCGCTATCGATCCCGCTGTCCATGAGGTACTCGAAGGGTTCCGGCTGACGTTCGGAGTGGAGGCGATCTAATGGTGGCATCCTGGCTGATCGAGCGGTTCACGGTCGAGATCCGGCGCCTCGCGTCGTCCCTCTCCGCGGCGGCGTCGGTCGCGTCGGACGCCACCGCACCCTTCGACTTCTCCGGGGGCGACGTCGACCTCGAGCTTGAGGTGGACGGCGGGGCTCAGACTGTCACGATCGCGGTCGCCGGCATGGCCGCCCCGTCGAACGCCACCGCCGACGAGGTTGCAGCTGCGATCATCGCCGGGGGGCTGACCGGGGGCACCGCCTACGTCACCGAGTCCGGGGCGGTGATCGTTAGCACCAACACGGTGGAGGGGGGCAGCATAGAGATCACCGGCGGGGCGGCGAACGCGATCCTAGACTTCCCTGAGACGCTCGCAGAGGACCCCTACGACGACGTTTTCGGAGGGTTGCGGCGGGTACCCGGCAACACGCAGGAAGGGCAAAGCGCGAGGCGTGAGCACCCGCTGGTGACCCTCCCCTGCCAGGTTGACCGGGGGAACTGGGGCCAGATCAGTTTGAACGCCGCCGGCGGGCAGACTGTCGTCGAGCTTGTGCTGACGTTGGACCGGCGCAACGTGGTCGCCGCGGGGCTGGTCAGGGGGGACGGAACGCCGATGCTGAAACGCGGCGATCGGATCGTTCGGATCCGCAACCGCGAGGGCGAAATCGAGGAGGAGTTCTCGGTCGACGATCCGGTGTTCGTCGAACGGGTCGAGCGGTCGGGCCACGGGCTCAGCCTCCGGCGGCCGAGGTTCAACCTGTTCTACCTGCACTGCGCCCGACCGGACAAGGGGCCGGCGTGACGCAGATCATGATCAGGCCGCGCGGTCTACTGGCCGGCGCGATGGCTCTCCAACGATGGAAGCTGAAGGTAAAGAACGGCGTCCGGCGGGCGGTCGAACGTGAAGCCAATTTGTGCAGACGAACCATGGTTGAGGGGTTGAAGATGCAAGCCCCGGGCGGGAACCAGATCCGCCCGTTGTCCGCTATGACGATGCAGCTGCGCCGGCTCGGCAAGGGGGGCGACTCCGGCAAGCGGCGCGGGCGGTTGGGGACCGGATCCTCCAAGGCCCTGATCGATTCCGGGGACCTGCTCGCTTCGATCAACGTACAGGACGCAGGTCAGGACGGCATGGCGTACACCGTCGGAGTCCACCGCGGCACGCGGGGCAACCGCGGCGGAAAGGACATGGTCGACCTCGCTCGGGTCCATGAGTACGGGACCGGAAAGTACACCGTCCGCGTCACTCGAAAAATGCACAAGTTCTCGAAATTCTTGGTGCACATGGGGATCCTCAGAGTGCCGTGGCGCGAGGGGCAGATCCTGCGCCGCGAGGTCCCGGCGCGTCCGTTCCTGCGACCGGGCTATGAGTTGTGGCGCGAGGAGGCGGACGAACGCTTCGACCGAGAGATCCAGCGGGTGCTATCGACGGGAGGCTTCTAGCATGGCGACACCGACAGTGAGCAGCGCCACGCCGGACGGCGGGCTGACCCGCGGCGGCGAAGTGATTGAGATCGCGGGCACGAACTTCCGCACGGTGCCGACCCCGCCGGACGGATACCTCGGCGGCGAGGAGCAGCAAACGGTGGCGGTCTACTTCGGGGACGACCGGGCGCCGTTCGCCGCCACCGTCACCGACTCTCTGATCCACGCGAAAGCTCCGACCTACACCGGCGACTACCAGACTAAGCAGACGGTGGACGGCGAGCAGAAAGTGGTCGACGCGCTCCCGGCCGCGGTCGATCTGCGGGTGGTGAACCTCGACGACAACGGCGATCCGATCGTGGGCGAGGAGGCGACGCTCGCCGGCGGGTACGAGTTCCGCCGGGTGGATCTCCAACAGACGGGCCAAGCCGAGCAGGTAATCCGCGAGTTTATCGAGATGCTCCGGCGCCATATCCACCGAAATACTTGGTGGACCATGCACCGGGATTATGACTCGACCCCGGAGGACTTGCTCGAATACCTGCAAGCGAAGGGGCTGCCGTTGGTGCGGTTGCAGGGGCCGACGTGGGAGGAGGACCGCGACCGGTGGATCCAAGAGGCCACCCCGGAGGACCACCCCACCGAGGCTGACCAGTACATCCGAAACCAGCGCGAGCGGTGCGTGATTTTCGAGTTCGTGCTGGACGTGTGGTCGAACGCCGAACACCCGGCCGAGCTACTGAACCTCTCGACGGCGGTTGTGCAGATGTTCCACGATCTGCCGTGGGTCACGCTCGAGGTGAACGGAGAGCCCTGGCAATGGGAGCTTGATATGCCCCCCGACGGACACCCCGTTTTCGACATCGGGCCGAACCTCGACGGGCTCACGAACTTCAGGTGCACGGCGATGATCAAGGGGATCGACATCTCCGGCGCGGAGCTTGCTATCATCGAGCGCGGGTGGACGGTGTCCGATCCTGATTCACCAAAGGTCGAGGACGAGGGGCTATCGCTATAGAGATCAAAGACTAGACGCGGGGGCTTGGTTCCTGCTAGGGTCGAAGAAAGCGGCCCCCTGACGGGCAACGGAGGAGAGCATGGCAACCGGACGATCAAGAGTCACTTCGAAATTCCGGCAGGGTACGCGCAACGTTACCGGCCTGCCGACGAGTCAAGGCGGGGTGGTGGCGATTACCGAGCGGGGCCCGGTCGGGCAGCGGACCGCGGTCACCTCGGCGGAATCTTTCAAACGGACATTCGGCGGCATCACCGAGGAGGGCACGCTGGCCCACCTCATGGAGGCGTTCTACGCCCTCGCACCCGGCGCCGAGCTTTACGTGACGCGGACCTGTCACTACACCGACATCACCGACCCGAACAGCTTCACCGCGGTCGCGGCGACGCTCATGCTCGACACCGCAGGGGCGTTCGCGTCTGCCGCGTCGGTCGACGGTACGATCGCCGGGCCATGGAACCTGCTTCCCGCGGCGCCGGACATGGACATCACGACCAACCTCGGCGGTCCGAACAGCGCGCAGATTACCTACGCCCCGGCCGCGTTCTCGAGCTTCGTCGTGTTCCCGATCGCCCCACTAGCCGGTGGCGAGAACATGACGATCGACACCGGCGACGGCAACGGGCCGCAGACGATCACCGCGGCCGGCGGCGAGGTGTCGTTGCTGGACATGATAAACCTGATCAACGGACAGCTGCTCGGCGGTGCCGCGAAGGACGTTGGCGGGCAGCTGACCGTCGAAACCGATCAGCACGGTTCCGGCGCCACGCTGACCTTCGCCGCGGGGGCCCCCGACCTCGCCGTGCTGCTGGGGTTGGCACCGGCGGTGCACAGCGGAACGGGCAACGTCGTCGACGCATCGGCCGCCACCCCGGCCGAGTTGGAGACGATCATCGAGGCCGCTGACGGCAACGTCGCTGTGACCGTGAACGGGGACGACACGATCACGATCGCCACCGTGGCAACCGGCGCCACCGCGACCTTGCAGATCGGCGCCGGGTCGCCGGATCTGTCAACCATCCTCGGGATCGACAACGTGCTGCACTCCGGCTCGGACGCCGCGGCGCAGAACACCCTCAAGGTCGACGGCAAAACCCCCGGCACCTATGCGCACGATTTGGAGATCCTGATCGCCACCGCGAGCAACGGCAACGCCGATTACTTCGACCTGTCGGTGATGAAGGACAGCGTCGCGCAGGAGGTGTTCAAGAACGTCACGATGGACACCTCGGCTTTGCGCTACGTCGAGACGGTGATCAACGCGGCCGGGATCGGGTCGGACCTGATCGCGGTCACCGATCAGGGAGTCGGTGCGCCATGGTCGGACGCCAAGCCCGCGAGCGGGACGACCGGTCCTCTCGCCGGAGGCGACGACGGCCTCACCTCGCTGGACGATAACGACTTCATCGGAAGCTCGGCCGGCGCAACGGGGCTCTACTCGTTCGACACCCTCGAAACCCTCAGGCTGTACGCGATCCCGTACCGGGCGAGCACGGCGGTCCACGCGGCGATCAACACCTACACCGAGTCGAGGGGGAATGACTGCTACGGGTTGCACCCGACGCCGGACTCTCCGAACGACTCCGTAAACACCGCCGACCTCATGGTCACGTGGGCGCAGTCGAACACGTTCGGGCTCACCGAGTTCGCGGCGCCGCCGTGCTGGCCGTGGCCGGCGATCGCCAACCCGGACGCCGCGATCTACACCCCCTCGAATCAGTACGTCGACGCCGACGACGACAGCTTGCTGTACGTCGAGCCGAGCATGTTGAAGATGGCGAGGTTCATCGGCAACGACCGCCAACACCCCGACGGCCTATACACCTCGGCGGCGGGCCTGGACAACGACCAGGGGATCCTGCCGATGGTCGTGGGGTTGCAGTTCTTCGACGAGGTCATGGACGCCGGCAAGCGCGACCGGCTGGCAGACGTGAACGTCGAGCCGATCGTGAAGTTCGAGGGGACCCCGTACCATTTCGACGGCGGCGACAACTGCAAGACCACCGGCGACTGGCCGCGGCAGTGGCATACCCGCGCATCGATTCACATCGTCGAATCGATCAAGGCTGCGTGGATCGTTTACAAGCACGTGAAGAACACCACGACGATGCGACGCGAGGCTGCTCGCAACGCGGAGAAGTGGGTCAACGCAGAGGTTCCCGAGGACGCCTGGGAGACGAACGACGACGGGGCGATCGCGTACCTCGAAGAGGACGCGCCGCTGTTCTACGTCGACACGTCCGACGAGCTGAACCCGTCCGAGGTTCGGGCGCTCGGGGAGTTCCGAGCGCGGATCGGGCTCGGGTGGGCCTACGACGCGAAGTTCATCGAGATCGAAGTCTCGCGCCCGGCGCTGCCGTAGCGTAAAAGAGGAGGCAACCAACCATGGCGAAGCCGAGGACCTATTACGACGCATTCCGCTTCCGGGCGGAGATCGCGGGCGTGACCGCCGGACACTTCTGGAATGTCGGCCCGTTCAAAATGACCGTGAGCGGGGTCGAGGTTCCGGTGCCGCACGGCGCCGTGCTCGAGGACCTTCCCGGTCAGGCGAAAATGCAGCCGTTCACCATCGAGGGACCGTTGTCCGAGTTGGTGGATCTCTACAATCTCTTCAAGCAGACGGTCGACGTGGCGACCGGCCTCGGAGAGACGGAGCCGAACCTGTATCAGGACATCGACTTCGTGCAGCTGGACCGCGACGGATCCGACCTCGAAATCGTCCGGGTTTTCAAAGCCTGGGGTATCGATTACGAGATGACGAAGTTCGACAAAAAGGAGAACGACAAGCGACGGGAACTGCTCGAAATGCGGGGGCAGTATTTCCAGCGGCTACCCGTCTAACCAACGTCCACCAACTCCCAACGAGGGGCAATCGGCAGAGGGAGGTAACCCATGACCCAAGGCACACTTGCCAGCGGGCTCGTCGTCGAGTTCCGCGGCACCAAAAACCGCGAGCTTGCAGCGTTCCGCAAAACCCTGGAGGAAAAGGGGCACGCGGTCGCGCTCACCGAGATGCTGAACGCTTGCACCGAGCAGGTAGTCGACCCCGGGCCGACGAACATTCTCGACGAGGACGGCAAACCAGACTGGTCGAAGGCGTTGTCCGGCGACCGGCTACAAGCTGCGATCCTCTTGCGGATCGCGTCGTTCCCAGAGGGGCACAAGTACAAGCTGGACCTGAAGTGTCCGCGGTGTCCCGCGTCGCGTCCGTCGTTCCCGAAGGTGCTCGACCTGCGCGCGATCCCGAACGGCGATCTTCTGTGGTATCCGATGCCGGAGGAGGCGATCGAGTCGGTGCGGAAAGAGCAGCCGTTCGTGTGCACCGTCGACGGCAAGATGGTGAGCTTCCTGCTATCCGACGGGCGCATGGAGGCCCAGCTGGAAGAAGTCTCTCGGGGCGACCGGGTCGAGGACGCGGCGATCGCTCAGGCCCGGCTACGGATCACCGAGGTGGAGGACGTGCACGCGAACGACGTGCACCGGTGGCTCGGTGATCTGACCGTGGCCGAGTACGAGGTGCTCGAGGATGCAATGGACGCGGTCGAGGGAGGCGTCGACATTGCGATCGAGGCGGTGTGTCCCGAGGGTCACGAATTCCAGGCCGCGGTCCCTTTCGACGTGTCGTTCTGGCGGCCGCAAGAGGGGATGCGGAATCGGCGGAAGGAGAGGCTGGCCGCAGCGCGATCTGGGGTGTGAACGAAGCGATCCGGGTCAGCTGGACCCGGGCCCTAGCGACCGTCGTCGGCGCCGAGCCTCTGTTCGAGTTGTTCGACGAGATGGAGGTCGCAAAGTTGCAGCTGGAACTGTCCTACACCTCGCCGCTCGGCGGTGGCGGGATCATGAGCTACGCCGAGGCGGGCGAGCTTTCAACGCGGGAGAGTTTCGTAATCCTCGACGTGCTCGCCGACCGGCGGGAGGCCGAGGCTGACCTGTCCGTGCGACCGTTCGAGTACGTGGTGAAATCGATCGCCAAGATGTTCGGAGGTCGGTAGGTGGCTAGCTCGTTCAAGACTTTCTTCGACGTAATCGGCCGCGACCTTGCGACTCCGGTTTTCGCCAAGGTCGGCGCCGGCCTCCGCGCTCTCCAAGGACAATCGGCCGCGGCCCAAAAGACTGCGATGGGGGCCGGGGCGGCGACGGCCAAAGCTCATAACATGATGGCAAAATCGTTCTCGACCATGGCGGTCGGGGGCGGTTTCCTCAGTGTCGGCCGCGGGCTGATCGACGCCCTAGGCAGGACCACCGAGATCGCGGGCGAGTTCGGGCTCGGACTCGCGGCCGTCGGTGCCGTCACCCGGGCCACCGCCGACGAGATGAGGCAGCTCGAGGACGCCGCGATCCAAGCCGGTATCAAAACGCAGTTCTCGCCGGTCGAGGCGATCCAAGGGTTGCAGGACTTGGCGACCGCGGGGCAGGTTTCCGCCGACGCTATCACGTCCCTGGATCACGTCCTGAACCTCGCGGCTGGGTCGTTGGGGCAAATGACCGTGTCCGAATCGGCGCAGGCTGTGGTGGGCTCTCTGAACGCCTACGGGATGGGGGCGGAAAAGGCCCGGGTGGTCACCGACAAGCTGCTAAGGATCACGCAGCTGACGAACTTCCAAGCGCGTGACTTTGCGGTCGGTCTGTCCAAGGCGGCGGCCGCCGGTGCGACGTTCGATCAGAAGATGGACGACGTCCTGATCACGATGGGTCTGATCAGAAACAGGAACATCGACGCCTCGGTGGCGGCGACCGCCTACCGAGCTTCGCTACGCCGGCTCGGTGCCCACCAGGGAGCGCAACAAGCTCTCCAAAAGAAGGGCATCGAGGTGTTCGAGGGCGAGGAGCGGCAGATGCGATCCGCGGTCGACATCATGCTCGACCTCGCCGAGAAAACAAAGACGTGGACCGACGAGGAACGAAACCGGATTGTGGTGCAGTCCTTCGGCGCTCGCGGGTTGTTCGCGTTCAACGCGATCCAGAAGGCAACCTATACCCGGATGATCCACGGGACCAAGGTCACCCTCGAAGGACGCGAGGCGATCGCCGCTCTCCGCGAGGAAATGGAGAACGCCGGGGGCACCGCGGTCGCGTTCAAGAAGAAGCTGCTCGAAACCTACGCCGGCCAGAAAACTCTCCTCCGCGGGACACTCGAAACGATTCAGGTCGTGGTCGGCAAGCCGCTCACCAAGTTGCTCGGACCTGTCGTCGGGTTCGTCACCGAGATGCTGAACAAGTTCATCAAAGCTTGGCAGGGTCTACCCGAGCCTGTGCAGAAAGCGGTGATCGGTTTCGTGGGGATCGTCGGTGTCGTGTCCGCGATCGCCGGCGGGTTCCTCATCCTCCACGGCATCATGAACCTGCTCGGGATTTCGTTCACCGGGTTGGCGATCACGATCGGCAAGGTGCTGCTACTCGCGGGCCCGTTGGTGCTGGCGATCTCGGCCCTCGGCCTCGGCGCCGGCGGCATCATTCGAACGCTACAAAAGAACCTCGGCGGGTTGGGGGAATCCTGGGATTCAATGGCGGACAAGGCGAAGCTCGGAATGCAGGGAGTGATCGAGCTATTGCGGACCGGCGCGCTCGCAGAGGACACCTTGAAGAAGCTCGGCGAGGACCGCAACAAGGGGGTGGCGAAGTTCCTCGAAATGATGACCGGTGTAATAGGGAAAGCGAAGGCGTTTTTCAAAGGAGTTAAGGAGGGTTACGACTCCGCTCTCGCCGGACTACAGGAACCGTGGAACCGACTGAAACAGGCGATCGAAAGTGTGTTCGGCCGGTGGTTCGACCTCACCGGTCAAGGCACCAAGTCGGTGGACGGCTGGGCGGCGAAGGGGCGCAAATTCGGAGGGGTGATCGCCGGTGCAACCGAGGGCGTGCTCGAACTGGCTACGCACATGATCGAGCTTGGCGGGCAGATTCAGGAGGCAATGGCCGACGTCACGATGGAGGACATCATAGCCGGCGCGCAGGAGTTGTTCGAACTACTGAAGCAGATCGCGTCCGCGTTGGGGACGATCGCCTCTGGTGTGAACAAAACCGCCTCGGTGCTCGGCGGCGGCGGTGGCGAACTACGATCCGCGTTGCTCGGCGACGCCTCGGAGATGTCGCTTCAGCAGATGCACCAAGCGATCGATTTCGCGGCGACGCAGGGCGACGCGCCGCAGGTCCGCGAGGCGTGGCGGACGCAGGTCAAGGCCCTCGAATTGATGAAGCAAACCCGGGGGTTCGGCGCCGGCGAAGCTGGCGAACAGCGATACCGCAAGGCCCTCGAATCTGTGTTCCGACGTCAGGCCGCGGCGGGCTACATGATCGCCACCGGCGACGTGGAGAAAGGCACCCGGGCGCAGGACACGGTGACGCAGCTTGTCGACATGATGCTCGCCCGCCAGGCTCAGTTCTACGCGCAGCAATTGAAACGCCCTCTGAAAATCGATTTGAAGGTGGGCACCCGCGAGCTTGGAAACATCGTCACCGACCTGCAAGAGGAGGTGATCGAGGAAGGGCTCGCCGGCGGTGCGGCCGGGACGCCAGCACCGGCGCCGGCGGGAGGTCAGTAGGCTATGCCGGACCCCAAATTTTATAAGCGATACAAGACCGGCGACGAGGCTTGGCTGGTCGATACCGAGGGGCTGTCCGGGGTGCGGTTCCCGTGGCCGCCGAAGGTGTCAGGGCAGACGGGAGCGAACTACGAAGAGGCGGCGCCGATCGGGGGGGCCTCGGCGCACCTCGACTTCGGCCACACCGGCAATCGGGTGGTGAACCTCGAGGCGACCTACAACCGGATCCACCTCGCACACGCTCGGCCGAACGGCAAACCCCTGACCCCGACCGAGGCGACGCAGGTTATCCTCGACCATTGGTCATATTTCGAGGCGGTGATGGTGCCCTACGAGTTGCCCGACGGATTCACCGGGGGCGAGGCGCCGTTGCTGGTGTTGACCGTTCCCGGTATAGTCGAGATGTACTGCCGGCTCGTTTCTCTCAGCTGGGACGTGATTCGAAAAGATCCGCGGGGGCGGATCGTGCACATGGTTTTTCGGCTGCAATTCAAGGAGGATCCGCAGGTGAGGTTCACCACGCAGAGCATCCTCGAACGCGGCATCGTGAGCAGGGCGTAGGCGATGGCATTCCGAACGGACAGCAGGTTTCGCAATAGCTACGAGACGATCGACGACGACGGGCTCACGTTCGTCGCGGAGGCGGACCCGTTCGAGTACGAGGACCTCCCCGACAACGCGGTGCACCAAGTCGCAGAGGGCGAGACGTGGCACTCGATCGCGGGCGACCGGTTCGCGGCGTTGCTGCGTCAGCCGGAGGCGGCCCGGTTCAGCCAGCGGTTGAAACCCTCCGGGTTGTTCTGGATCATCATGGACTTCCAACCGGTGCCCTACCTCGACCCGTACACCCCGCCGGCACCCGGCACCGAGCTTTTCGTGCCGTCGGTCCGCACGGTGATCGAGCGCATCTTTGATTCCGACCGACAAAGGCTGGCGTAATGGGTAGCGGCCCCGTCATCTGGCTGTCGTTGATCCAATCCGACGAGGGCGGGGACGAAACGCTCGAGCTGGTACAGGACCGGCTCGAATCCTTCACCTTCATCGACCGCGACCGGGGCAAGGATGTGTGCGAGCTTCGGTTCCGCGATCGGGACATGGCGCTGCTCGACAACCCCGCTTTCCGCAAGGGACAGAAGCTCGCGGTGACGTGGGGTTGGCCGGACAACATCGCCACCCCGCGACGGATGATCGTGAAGCGCACAAAGGAAGTGAACCTCGTCAAGCTGCTCGACGAGTCCGTGCTGCTCGACCGCTCTCGGAAGTCCCGGGTGTGGCACGATGTCTACGACTCTGATGTGGTCTACCAGATTGCCGAGGAGAACGGCTACGAGGGGATTCTGGCGGACGTACTCCAAACGTTTGTCATCCGTCACGCGATCACGCAGGAGGGCACAGACGCCGCCCTGCTCAACCAGCTGGCGCGTCGCAACGGGTTCGTCTGGTACATCGACGCAGCCGGGCTCCATTTCCACCCTCGGCGGTGGGGCGTCGAACCGACTCACTTCTTCACCTACGTGAACGCGCCCGGGCTCGGCGACGTGCTCTCGCCGCCGGTGATTCAGGGGAATGTGCAGGACGTCTCGAAGATCCGGGTGGTCGCGCGGGACCCGATCACCAAGGAAACCGTCGAGGCCGAGGTCGGCGCCACCACCGACGACGAAACCCTCGGCGACTACCTCGAACACTACTACTCGCTCGGCGACGACGAGGAGATCGGCGACCCCGACAACCCGGACGGGCGACGGCAAGCGAGGGCGTCGTCGAAGGAAACGATCAACATCGGCCTCGCCACGCAGGAGGAGGTGTCGAACGAGGCCGCGGCCCGGTATTTCGAGACGGCTCAGGGACGGTACAAAATGGAGGTGACGCTGCGCGGTAACCCGCAGGTCGGGGCGAAGCAGCTGCACTATTTCAAGCTTCCGTCCGAGGCTTTCACCGGGCTATACTACTGCACCGAGGCGCGCACCGAAATCACTCCCGGTAGCTACAAAATCATGGGGAAATACAGGAAGGACGCGCTCGGAAAGTTGGCGGCGAAGAAGGTCCTCTCGGTCGGCCGGAAGAAGAACAAGAAACCGGCCGACGTTCCGCTCGACGAGAACGGTCAACCGGCGGACACGTCGTCCCTCGAAAAGATGCTGACGTGGGGAGAGGAGAACGGGCAACCTGTGCCGAAGTGGCAATACAAAGACAAGTCGGGGACGTCGGTCGGTAGCAGTACAGCGGTCACCGCGGCCGAATGGTCGGCGCTACCGGCGAACCAACGCGACGACCTGATCAGCAAGTCCGCGGGCGGGCTCGTCCTGCCGGGAGAATAGGCGATGGAGCTTCCTCACTGGGGCCCCTACATGGGGACGATCCTGAAGCGGGAGAATGACCCGGACGACGACCCGGCGACCACCTTCGCCGAGGACGATTTGATCGGCCGGATCAAGGTCAGCATCCCGGGGTGGATCGAGGAGACAGCCTGGGCCCAGCCGCTCGGATGGGGCGGGTCTGCACAATTCGGGATCAACGCGGTTCCGCCGATCGGTGCAGACGTGGCGGTGTTCTTCCCGAACGGCAAGATCGACCGGCCGCTTTGGATCGCCGGGCCGCCCGGACGGGGCGAGGTGTTTCCTGAGTTCGTCCACCCGGACGTGATGGTGATGGGGACCGAGAGCTTCCGGTTCGTGCACGACCAACGCGAGGGCCAGCGGTTCGCCGCGTTGCGGGTAATCAAAACGATCGGCGACGCCGAGGAGGCCGTCGTCGAGGTGCTGTTCAATATTGAGGAAAACGGTCTACGGGTGTTCTGCGAGTCGGCGCTCGGGCTCGAAAGTGGGAGCCTGATCAACGCCGACGCCAACGGCGGGGACATCCAGATTCGAGGTCGGAAAGTGCTGCCGAGCAGCAAGCCGATCCAATGAGGTAGCGACGTGCCAGTGTGGGCCCCCAGCGGTGACGTGATCTGCTTCCCGGTGCCGGACATCCCGAGCACCGACGACCTCTGCTTCCCGGGCGGGTTCTGCCTGTCCCACGTGTGGAACGGGATCAATCAGATTCCGAGCGCGGCCGACGTGTGGCTGCAATTCTACTCGCAGATCGGGCCGGCGATGTCATTCCTGGCTCCGTTCTTCAACGTGCTCGACACGTGCCTCGCAATCTTCCGCTGCGTGCAGGCGGTGCCCGACGCGATCACGAATCTCGACCCCACCGAGTTGTTCCAGTGTGTCCCCGAGCTTGTCGAAAAAATCAACGATCTGCTCGGGTTGATTCCCCAACTCTCGATCCCGCGAATGGTGAAACGGATCCTCGAAGGGTTGGCGACTCTGCTCCGGGCGGTCGCGTCGGACCTGCAATACATCCAACAGCAACTAGCCAGAATCGCAGACCAAATCGATCGGGCCGCGGACCTCAACGACGTGACTATGTCGGGGTTCCTCAGCTGCGCCGAGTCGACGGTGAACGACACCACGTTGAGCACCGCCGAGGCGTTGAAGGGGATCGGCCGGATCATCCTCCTCTGCAACCTGCTAATTTCTCTGTTCGGCGGCCCAGAGATCCCGTGCTTCTCGTCGTTGTTGGAGGACCTCGACGTGCTCGACACGGTGATCGATGCGTTGCTATTGCTGGCGAATTTGATCGACGAGATCGCCGACATGATACCGGACCCGCAGCTGGCGATCACGTTGCTGCTCGAAAGTCAGGAGTGCTAGATGTCAAGTGACCGACACGGATTCGGGATCGCGGTTCCGCTGACCGTCGGGTCGACCGACCTGATCCTCGTCCGCGGCAACGACCTGCTCGCGTCGGCGGTGCTCATGTCGCTGTCGATCCACCGGGGCGAGCTACGCTACGACACCACAAAGGGATCGCGGCTCCGCGAGTTGAAGCACAGGCACTTCCCGGGGACCACCGGCGACGCCGTGGCGACCTCGCTTGTGTCCGAGGTGCTGACCCGCGAGGAACCGGCGATCCAAGTGTCGCCGGCCGAGGTCGACCGGGACAAGGACGAGTTCAAGGTCTTGGTGTCCTACACCGAAAAAAGCTATGATGGGGCAGACTCGCGTCGCACCGTAACCTTGGAGGTTTAGCATGGCCGCACCCGCGATCGACTACGACCGCACCGCCCGGGACTTCGACAGTCTCGACGATCGGCTGTGGGATCTCATGTTGTCGGTGTTTCCCAACCTGACCGACCGCGACCGCAACAACACTCTCAACCTGCTACGGTGGGCCTTCTCGGACGCCGGCAACAACAACGACTATTACATGAGCAGGTTGTTCCGTCAGGCATTCGTGCCGACCTGCACCGAGCGAAAATGGATGCAGATCCTGGGTCGCCGGACCGGGTACGAGTTGGGCGGCGTCGGGGCGGCGTCGGTGGACCTCACCATAACGCTTCAGAATGGCCCCCTCGCCGGCGATGTGACGATCCCGGCCGGTACATTGATCCGAACGAAGGACGCGACTGCGCCGGTGATAGGAGAGCTTCAGGCGGACGTGGTGATCACCGCGGGCTCGACCTCGGCGACCGGCAGCTGGCGCCACGCGCAGAGCCGAACGTACACCGCGACGTCGAACGGGCTCGCCGATCAGGAGTTCTACCTGCCGGAGGGATCCTACATCGACGGGTCGGCCGCTTTCTCGACGGTGCTCGGCGCATGGGAGGAGCAGGACACGCTGGCCTTCTCGTCCGGCATCGATCGGGACTTCACGATCCGGGTCGACCAGAACGATCGCGCCACCGTCCGCACCGGCGACGGGGTTAACGGGGCGATCCCTCAGGCTGGCAGCTTCACCATCTCCTACGAGATTGGAGGGGGCGAGGCCGGCAACGTCGACCCGGGCTCGCTCGAGCGCATGCCGTCCGGGTTCACCGATTCCTTCGGGACGACCGCGGTGCTGACCGTCACCAACGCCGAGGCGGCCGACGGCGGGACGGCGCGCGAGACTGTGAACGCGGCGCGGATCCAGATTCCGCTGACCAACACGGCGGCGAGAACGTCGACCACCCGCGAGGACTTCGAGGTTCACGCGCTGGAAATCGTCGGGGTCGCCCGGGCGCTCATGTTGACCGCCGACGAGGCGAGCTTCGTCCCCGAAAACGAGGGCCGGCTGTACGTCGTCCCGACCGGCGGCGGCACCCCGTCCTCTGACCTACTCGCTCTGGTCGAAACGGCGGTGACGGAAACCTACCCACCGCCCCCGACGTTCGAGACTCTCGTCGTCGCTCCGACCTACCTCGACATCGACGTGGTCGCGTGGATCTGGCTGGCCGAGGGCTACTCCGCGGCGGCGGTCAAGGCATCGATCGAGGCGAACCTCGAGGCGTGGTTCTCTCCGCTCGACACCGACGGATCGCCAAACGCCAACGTCGACTTCGGCTACAACTTCAAGGACGCCGACGGGGCGCCCTCCGGCGAGGTTCCGTGGTCGGACATCTTCAACGAGGTGCGCGATACGACCGGGGTGAGGAAGGTGGGCGCCGGCGCCGACGACTTCACCCTCAACGGCGCGCGAGCGGACGTGTCGATCGCAAACCATGAGTTCCCGCGGCTCGGCACGGTGACGATCTACAACGGGGAAACCGGGACGGTGATCTAATGAGGCGACCGTATATCGACTGGGACCCCGCCGAGAACCGCGAGCTTGTGCTGGCGCGGGACGGCGGGCCCTACGTGTTCACGGCCGACGACCACCAAACTCTGAGGAAGCTCGTCACGTTCAACGGCGGGCCCCGATCGATCAACTACGACTCGCCTGTCCACGCGATCCAGAGGTTGCGGTTCGCCGCCGGTTCGCCCGGCGGGGTGATCGTTGATCAGTGGCCGGTGATGCCGAACAAGTGGGGCTACGCCGGGCACCCGTCCGGCGAGCCTGAGCCTCAGTTCCTCTGCAACAACTACGGCTCTCCCTACACCCGATCTGGGGCGCGACTTCCCCTGCGTGGCTACCTCGCCACGGGGCTCGGCGGGATCGAAACATCGATCGCGGCGAAGTGGACCGACGCGCTCCTGCGCGACGCACCCGAGACTCCGGTCCGCGGGGCGTGGACCGGGGTGGTGCTGTCCGCGCTGAACCTGACCTCGATTTTCCCGGGGTCGCACGTCGACTTCTATTCGGTCCACGGCAAGCGCGCCGGCGACACCGGATGGAAGCACAGGGGCGGCGACACGTTCACCACCGCGGAGTCGATCGCGGTGGCGAACGACATCTTTTCGAGCGGCAACAAGGTGGTGGTCGACCCCGGTCCTCTGGACGACATCACAGTCCGCGCCCTGTACGAGTCCGGGGGATGGCAACCCCTCCACACCACCGCCAACGGGGACGCGACTCAGGGGGGCGCTCACGCGGCCGAGGACATCGCCGCGGTGGCGGCGTTGGTGCAAGGTGGAGCGGCGGTTTACGGGGGCTATCCTCCCGCGGATCCGCAGACCCGCTATTACTTCACCGAGCTTGAGCTGGCGCAGTTCGAGCCGTTCGTGATGAACAAGGCGGTGTGGGAATATCGAGACTTCCTCGACGCATTCAATCACCTCTACTTGTTCCCGTTTCCTCCTCCGTATGCGGCATTTGGGAGCACGGTCTACTCGTACCCGGACCTGATCCACCCGCCGCTCGGATCGACGCACGCCCCGCTGAACCTGCGGGTCAACGACCCCGACCTCGGGTGGTGCGTCGAGATGGGGCAGGACTCCTACTTGTTGGGCTACGGTGCCGACGAATTCTGGCCGGTGGACACGCAGTCTCCGACCGAGCTTTGCACGTCTGACCCGTGGACGTTTACCGACGATGCACCGTTCGCTTTCGCTATCAGGCTGAAGCTCGAAGGGGCGTCGTTCGAGTACCCGGAAAAGAACATCTTCAGCTTCGGCGACGTGTACCAACGGGGCAGCAATTTCAGCAACGGGATCGGCATTGCGATCCAAGTCGGTTTTATCAACGTCCGCTATTGGGACAACGGTTTCTGGAATCTGCTACAGGCGCAGGTCTCTCCCGAGGTGCTCTCGTCGGCGCCGCTCGACCTCGCGGTGGCGTGGACCGGGGCCGATGGTGATCGGTCCGGCTACGGTCCGAGGATCCTGCGGTTGCTGGTGAACGGGCGCACGGTCGCCGCCGTCGAGACGTCCGGTGTAAATCAATACTTCGCCGGGACGGCTCGCGCCTTCATCGGGCACTCGCCTGAGTCTGGACCGTACCCGGGTTTCGAGGGCAAGTTCCGCCGGGCCCGGGTGTGGTGCTACGACCTGTCCGACGACGAGCTTCGCCGGGCGTTCGACGACGCTGAGTCTCCGGTGGTGACGTCGGGGAACTTCGACGAGCCGGCGGCCGACGGCGCACCGGGAGAGGCCGAGGGGTGGACGTGGTCCGAGCACGGATCGGAGAACCCGCTCGCCGCGTTCCGTAGCAGCCCGTGGGCGACGCCGGAGGAGGAGTTCGGGTGGGGAGACGAGGCTCCGTCGGTCACGTTCGAGGGGCCGACATGGGATCTGAGGATCGCGGTTCAGCATTCGGTGGGGGCGGTGACCCCGGCGCCCTCGAATCGGATCATCCTCTACAACAACGACTATCGACAATACCTCAGGACCGGGTGCGGGATCAGGATCCAAGGGTCGACCGGGCTCGACGGATACTGGACCGTTTCGTCTTTCTGGTATGCCGGTTCGCACACCTACATCGAGACGGTCGAGGACATCCTGACCACGACGGCCGACGGGCTCTGTGAGATCCCGCGGGTGGCCGATTTCTCGTCGCACGTGTTCACCGGGCAGTGGGCTCAGTTCTGGGATATTTGGTTCGACGACCCGGCCGCGGTCACCGCCGACGAGCTTGCCCTCGTCCTGAACTCCTACTTGCAGCACACCACCGCCCGGGCGCGTGGCGACAACGTGACCCTGCGATCGAACTACGCCGGGTCGACGGTCCTACTGCAATGGGATTTCGAGGGGAACACTGGCTCGGATTGGGGGGTGGACGACGTCGGGATCGCCGACACCTGGGACGACGTGTCCGCGATCGCAGCTGTGTTCGCCGAGGGGTCGGACATCGCCGGCACCGCCGAGACGTTTTTCTGGTTCGAGCAATACGACGATTTCGAGAGCGCGGGCCCCGTCGAGGCCGAGTTCCTCTCCTACTACGAGGTGCTCAACGGTGTCGGTGTGCCGCGGGTCCTGCCCCGCGACGCGGACACGTTCGGCGAGGGGTGGAACGACGACCCGCTCTCGCTACCGGTGGGGGACTGGTACTCGCCGCAGCAACGCAACGGCAGGATCTACGGGGACCCGGTCAGCTTCCCGTTGCAGATCAAGGCGAACCGCGATCAACTCTGGGCCTGGGACTACTCCGATCCGACCAACCTGTACGAGGTGGCGGTGACGTCGGGGATCTACGACACACCGGCCGCGCTGCTCACCGACCTGCAAACTCTGTGGGCGGCGCAATTCCCTCTGTCGCCGAACACCTTCGGCGCCGAGGAGCAGCCCGACGGGACCTACCGGATCTGGCTCGGGTGGGACGGGGTGACCGCGGTTCCGACGGTCGCCGCGGCGCAGCTTTACGCGGGGCCGAATCTGTCCTACGAGGAGGGAGCCCGCGAAGCTCTCGGGTTCAACGGCACCGGACCGAACGACACCACCGGAGAGATCCGGGCACCAGAGGAGGCGATCGAGGGGACGTCGCCGCCGTGGGACGAGAGCGAGCTATACGGATCGGACAAGTGGACCCTCGCCTCGTACTCGCTATATGCGATCGGAGGCGGACATCAGGACGACCCGATCTGGCCGGGGCTACAACCGGCGATCTTCGACGTGTCGATCGGTTCACCTCAGGGCGTCGAGCTGATCGACCCGGCGGGGTGGGGCGGCGCGTTGATCGATCCGCTGACCTACGTGTGGACAGATGACTGCTTGTTCGATACCGACGTCGGGCCGGGCGAGTTGTTCGAGGACTTCGAGGAAGGATGGTAACTCATGAGCAGTGTTGATTGGACGGAGCAAGGAAACTCACTCTCGGCCGGCATCGTGGCCCGCGGGGCGACCGGCGGGATCACGCCGCCGAACGGTGGAGGCTCCGCGGTGTACGCGATGAACTGTCTGGACGGGACGGTGATCGGCGGCGTCGCTCTCCGCGTCGCGCTGTCGGACTACAACCCGACCGCGAAAGGTGCGTCGGTCCGGGGCACGGTGAAGAAGCTTTCGAGCGCGTCCAACACAGGCTTCACCCCGTTCCTATTCTGCATGTGCGGGGGCACGGACATCGACGACAACGCCTATATTCTCGGCCTCGAAAACCGGCACCCGTACCGGATCGTTTTGGTGAAGGGATCGCTGCTCGCCGGTGTTCCCGAGGCGGTCGACGGTGCCTACCTGCGACGGTCCTCCGACGAGTACCAGATCACCGAGGACAAGCACCACCACCTCAGGCTCGACGCGATCGCACAACCCTCCGGGGACGTGTACTTGCAGGTCTACGAAAACGACCTCGACGTCAACCCTGTCACCGCCCCGGTGTGGACGGCGATCCCGGGAATGGCTCAGTTCGTGGACGACGTCGCGGGGATCAACTCTGGCTCGGTACCGTACACCGCCGGTTACCTGGGGTTCGGGTCGATCTTCCAAGAGGCGGTGTCAACCCGTGTAGCGTTCGACCACTTCCAAGCTCTGAGGCAGACCTAGCGATGGGGATCACTCCACCACTCCCGGGGACGCCGTCCGACGGGCAGCTGCCCCCGATGCCGGACCCGCCGAAGGGTGACCCGACGGTGTACCGCGGAGACGGTACCTTCTTCAAAGCGAGCCGGGCAATTCTGACCGGTCGCCGCGAGGACGCGGATGGGGTTTATCGGTTCATCCTCGGCGCCGACGATCCGAACGAGGTTGTCGAGCTTTCCGAGGGCGGATCGGAGGTGTCGGCGGTGATCGACTTGACCGACGCCGACCTGATCAGCTTCAACGCCGAGGCGGTGGTGCCTGCGGTGCCGGCCGGGGCGAGTGAGGCGTGGGTTGTCAGCATCCTGATCGACGGGGTTCTGCTCGCCCGGCACGACCTCGCCGCCGAGCAAACCACCGATCTCTCTGACCTCGGCGCGCCGGTTCGTCGGTACACCGGCGAGCACGAAGTAACGCTCCGCTTTTGGTGGCAGGTGTAGACCATGGGAATCACGACCGGACAGCTGCTCGCAATGCTCTCCTCGGAGGAGGCGAGCGTCGCAACGATCGTCGGGGACTTCGCGCTCGTCATGCGGGCCCCGTTGCCCGACGAAGTGCAGGTCCCGCTCGGGTCGACGGTGGCGCTCAGGGTGGTCGCGCTCGAGGGGGATCCGGTCGTCGCCGGCGAGGGGGTTTCCGAACTGGAAATCCGGGTCGACGGGACTCTCGTTTTCGACCTCACCGGAGGGTTGTTCGTCGACGTGGATTGGCAGGGGGCCGGGAACGCTCAGGCTCCGCACACCGCAACCGATCCGTACACCTTTCATGAGGTGACGCTGGACCCGACGTCGCCGCCTCAATGGACCACCGAGCAGGTCGTGACCGTCGAGGTGTCCGGCGAGGATCACCTGTCGAACACGTTCTCGGAGAGCTACAGTTTCACCGCGCTGGACGTCACACCGCCGCAGGTTGTGTCGGCCGAGGCGATCGATCGACAGCAGGTCCGGGTCACGTTCTCGGAAGCAATGGCGACGACCCCGCAGAACGGCGCCGCGGAGGTGACGTCGACGAAC